TTATCAAAAGCTTCTACTTCTATTCTAAGACAGCTTATAGACGCAGGTACTTTAGCTAATCTACCAGCTGGTTTTAAAGCTAGAGGCATGCGTATCAGAGATGAAGACGAGCCTTTACAACCTGGCGAATTTAGAGATATTGATACCACAGGTGGTACCTTGAGAGAAAATCTAATACCGCTACCAATCAAAGAACCAAGCAACGTGTTGATGCAATTACTTGGTTTGTTAGTGGATTCTGGTAAAAGATTTGCTGCTATTGCGGATATGAATATTGGCGATGCTAACGCAAATATGCCTGTTGGTACTACGGTAGCTCTATTGGAACGTGGCACGAAGGTAATGAGTGCCATACACAAACGTCTGCATTATGCGCAAAGATTAGAATTTAAACTTCTATCAAAAGTATTTGCTGAATATTTACCACCAGCTTATGACTTTCAGACAGGATCGGCACCAGCTGAAATCAAGCAATCTGACTTTGATGGTCGCATAGATGTTATCCCGGTATCAGATCCTAATATTTTCTCACAAAGTCAAAGAGTTACTTTGGCTCAAGAGTTATTACAGATGGTGCAATCAAATCCACAAGTGCATGGTCTGAACGGTATCTATGAAGCTTATCGTCGTATGTACGCAGCTTTAGGTATTGATAACGTCGAAGCCTTGATACAAGCACCACCTGACACGACGCCACGACCTATAGATGCGGGCACTGAAAATTCTGGTTTATTACTAGGTCAACCAGCTCAAGCATTTGCTGGACAAAACCATCAAGCGCATTTAGAAACACATCGCAGTTTATTTTTAACCAAAGTGGTTCAAGAAAACCCACAGATACAATCGATGATAATAAGTCATTGCATGCAACATTTGCAGTTTTTATCCACAGAATTAGCACAGGAAACTATCCCAGAAGAAGTTTTAGTTAGAATCCAAGAGGTCCAAAGCCAGATACAACAAGTTTCCCCTATGGAAGCTCAACAGATAGCGACTGAAATACAGATGATATTAGATCAATTTAGTGCGCCAATCTTAGCAGAATTGACTGATAACTTTTTACAATCCATCGGTCAAGGTGCTAGTAGCGACCCATTAGTAGATATTAGAAAAGCAGAACTGCAACTAAGAGATAAAGAGTTAGATTTAGAAGCCCAACAATTTGACACCAAACAAGAGCAACGAGCTCAAGAAAAAATGATGGAATCAGACTTGGCGCAAAAACGTATCGATGTACAGAAAGACATCGCAGATGATAAGCTACAAGTAGCAGTGGATAGATTGGCACAAAACGCCAATCTTAAATTGTTAGAATTAGAACAAAAAATGAGAGGATGATATGAATACTAGGGAGAAGTTTTTAGCAGAGTTAAAAGCAAAAAAAGAGGCAGCAAGAACTGCCGAAGCAGAAGCTTTATCACAAGCTAACGCTCAAAAAGCAGCCGAGCAAAAAGAAAGTGACGAACGCATAGCTGCAAAAATTAAGCGTTTGGCTGGTGGCGATGAAGTCAAAAAGCCTAAAGCTAAAAAAACAACAGCAAAGAAAACTATAAAAAAAACCAGAGGTAGGCCTAAAAAAGCATCATAATGGATGAAGTTACACTGATGGATTTTGTCAAAAAAAAGATAAAAGACCGGGAAAACCAAATACAAGAAACTTTAATGTCTGGTTCGCTGAAAGATATAGAACATTATAAATATTTGCAAGGCGAACTTTCTGCTTTATACTATATTACCAATGAACTGCAAGAACATTTTAAGGATAACAACTAAGTAGATGAGCCAACTCAAATCAACCAATGAAATTGTTGCTGATGCTTACGTTGAACAAGATGCTAGGGTTTTAGATCCTAGTTTATTGGATAATTCTTTAATAGACCGCATGCCTCAACCAACAGGTTGGCGTATTTTAGTTTTGCCTTATGCTGGCAAAGTTAAAACCAAAGGCGGTATTATTCTGGCAAACGAAACAGTCAATCGAGAAGCTTTAGCGACAGTAGTGGCTTATGTGGTAAAGAAAGGTCCACAATGCTACAACGATAAAGCTAGATACGGAGAAACCCCCTGGTGTGAAGAAAAACAATGGGTTTTAATAGGGCGCTATTCTGGCTCTAGGTTTAAATTAGAGGACGGTGCAGAAGTTCGCATCATCAATGATGATGAAGTGATAGCCACCATTCTTGATCCAGACGACATAGTGAGTTTATGATGAGTGAACAAGAAAGTAATACAGCTCCAAATACACCAGAAGAAGAGCTAGAAATACAGGTAGAAGATCAACCAACCGAGGCAGTTGCAACTGAAACTGCTATCAGTCCAGAAGAAGAACTTGATAATTACACCAAAGGTGTTTCTAAAAGGATTAACAAGCTTAACGAAAGACATCGTGCGGCCGAAGAAAGAGCAGCGAAATTAGAGCAAGCTTTATTACAAAGTCAGAGAGAAAACGCAGCTTTCAAACAAGAAAGCTTGAAAAGCCAATCGGCTTTGATTGAAAAAGAAGAAGAAGCACTAAAAGCCAAAGAAGTACAAGCTGATGAGCTGTATAAAAAAGCAGTTGCGTCTGGCGATGCTGAATTGATGTCGAAAGCAGACACGCTCAAAAGTGATTTATCTATACAAAAAGAAAAAGTAAGAATTGCTAAACAACAAGCAGAGCAAATGCCTACAGCTCAAACAATGCCTGTAGAACAGAATTTTGTTCAACCAGAACAACAAGAAATAGTACCTACCGAACAAGCAAAAGCTTGGCACTCAAAAAATTCTTGGTATGGCGATACGGCCAACCCGGATAATTTACAAGCCACGCAATATGCTTATTTCACTCATTACAATCTGATCAATGAAGGTTTTGAAGCCGACTCAGAAGATTATTACAATGAGCTTGATGCTCGTGTAGGCAAGGTTTACCCAGATATTTTATCAGGGCAAAGTGTCGCGCAAGAAGAGGAAAAACCCGCTGTGCAAAGAGTTACCTCTACTTCCGTAGGAAGCCGACAAAAAACACAAGGCAAAAAGAACGGAGTGACTTTCTCCAAAGCAGAAGTCGAACGTCTCAGAGGACTAAAGCCACACAATATGTCGGAAGACGCGTGGTTGAAGTCTGTTGCTAAAGAAAAACAAAAAATTTCCGCAAGGGAGGCAAAATAATGACTGATGAAAAAGAGAATGTAACCACTAGGCAATCTCGTGAATCCGAGCAACACGCTAAAACGACTCGTAGACAACCATGGAGACCAGTAAGAAAGCTAGAAACCCCTCCAGCTCCAGAAGGATATGAATATCGTTGGATAAGAGAATCTATGTTGGGACAAGAGGATAGAGGTAATGTAAGTCGAAGACTAAGGGAAGGTTATGAACTCGTAAGAGGTACAGATCTACCTGCTGAATTTGAACTACCTACCATGGATTCTGGCAGACATGTTGGTATTGTATATAACGAAGGTCTACTTTTAGCAAAAATACCTGTTGAGACTAAAAACGAACGTAATGCCTACTATGCTGACAAAAGTCGTCAAGCAAAGGAAGCATTGGACAACAACATGTTCAATGAAACGAACAAGGAAAGTCGATATGTCAAGTATGATTCTGACCGTAGATCGAATGTTACTTTTGGAAAAAAGTGACACTCAATAAATAGGAGTAAATCTTATGGCTAATAATGATAGTCCATTTGGCTTAAAACCTGTTCGTATGATGAGTGGTGCACCTTATTCTGGCGGTCAAAGCCGATACAGAATTGCAAGTGGAGCGACTACACCTATATTTCAAGGCGACTTAGTTACCCAACTAACAGCTGGAGTTATAGGTAGACACGCCGCAACTGGAACCGTTCCGATTGTCGGAGTGTTTAACGGAGTTCAATACACTGACCCCACTACAGGCGAACAAGTATTTAAGAACTATTATCCGGGCAGTATTGCTGCTTCGGATATTATCGCAAGCATTGTTGATGATCCTAATGTCGTATTTGAAGTACAAGCAGATGCAGCTATGCCTGTAGCTGACTTGTTCGGAAATTTTGACATCGTGGATAATTCACCTGTAGGCGATACTAAGTCTGGAAGATCGAACGCAGAACTTGACGTAGGTACTGGCGCTACAACAGCGACTTTGCCTTTGAAAGCTCTCGACATCTCTCAGGATCCCGATAACGATGATGTATCATCATCCAACACCAATGTACTGTGTGTGATTCAGAATCACATCATGGGACAAAAAGGTGCTGGTTTAGCATAAGGAGTAAATAAATAATGGCAATTTCAAGAGCACAACTCGCTAAAGAGTTAGAGCCTGGACTAAATTCTTTATTTGGACTTTCTTATGATGAATACGACCGTGAATACGAAGAAATCTTTGCAATAGAAGATTCTAGTAGAGCGTTCGAAGAAGAAGTCCTAATTACAGGATTCGGCTCGGCACCAACAAAGTCCGAAGGACAAGGAGTTGTTTTTGACAACGCTTCTGAAAGTTACAGCGCAAGATACACCCACGATACTGTGGCCTTAGCGTTCGCACTTACAGAAGAAGCTGTGGAAGACAATCTCTACGATTCTTTGGGTAAAAGGTATGTCAAAGCACTAGCAAAATCTATGGCTAACACCAAAGAGGTTAAAGGTGCAGACGTATTAAACAACGCTTTTTCATCTAGTTTTCTAGGTGGAGATGGTAAATCTTTGATAGCAACAGATCACCCCTTAGCTGGCGGTGGTTCAGTAGCTAACAGAGCTACTTCTATGGCTGATCTTAATGAAACGTCTTTAGAAGATGCGTTGATTGACATATCAACTTTCACAGATGATAAAGGATTAATTATCTCTGTCCAAGCGGATAAACTTATTATCCCACCGCAACTTGTTTTTGTTGCTGACAGAATACTTAATTCACCACAAAGGTCTGGTACAGCAGATAATGATATAAACGCTATTAAGAACACTAATGTTCTACCGGGCGGTTATTCAGTAAATCATTATCTTACTGACCCAGATGCTTTCTTCATCCTTACTTCAATAACGGCACAAGGAGAAGGTCTTAAAATGTTCCAAAGAACTGCGATGGAAACATCTATGGAACCAGACTTTGCTACTGGCAACATCCGTTATAAAGCAAGAGAAAGATATTCCTTTGGTTTCTCTGATTGGAGAGGAATCTATGGATCTCAAGGTGCATAACAAGAACTCGTAGTACAGTTTTTGACTCAGTATTACAAAGAAGAGGACTCGAAAGAGTCCTTTTTTTTATTTACATAGTTGTATAATAATTTATAATAATTTACAAAATATTATAAAGATGAAAAATTTATATGACAAATCAGCTGCCTATGAAGCAATAACCGATGTTGGCGTAGGTTTTTTCTTAGCTTTCCCGGTTGCTTTAGGGGTACTCTCTTTTTCTACTTGGTTGGGACTGAGCATTACTACCACGGCTGTATTTCAAACAATAGTGTTTACTTTGGTTTCTTTGTTAAGAAAATACTTTGTGCGAGTGCATTTTAAGAGAACCAACGGCGAATAATCTAAATCTACCTCTCAGTTGTCAAACTTATAGGCAAGTAGTATTATCAGACTTGTAGAACTAATTGTTGCAGACATGGTGTTTGCAATGGCTAAATTTAAGGAGGCTGATTATGACTACGCACTTTACTTCGGGTGTTACCAATGTTGGGACCGATTCAACATTAGGTAAACTTAAAGCACCTGCACCCCACAAGTATCACACTTATTTTAATGATTTTGATACTTACTTAGCGTCCGATTGGACAATTACAACAACTGAGGATGGCACAGGATCCGCAACTGAGGCATTAGCTGATGGCGACGGTGGTTTACTATTAGTAACCAACGCAGCTGGAGATAATGACCACGACTTTTTCCAGCTTGTAAAAGAAGGTTATAAGTACGAGGCTGGCAAACAGTTAGCATTTAACATGCGATTTAAAACCAGTGATGCTACCCAGTCTGACATTGTTGCTGGTTTACAACTGACTGATACATCGCCATTAGATGTCACAGACGGCATCTTCTTTTTGAAATCAGATGGAGCTACAACAATCAGCTTCATTGTTGAAAAAGACAGCACACAGTCAACATTGACTCTGCCTAATTCATTGGCTGACGATACTTTTATGACTATAGGATTCGTTTACGATCCTAAAGATCAAAAGTTTCATGTCTTTCAAAACAATGTATTAGCTGGCACAGTTGTTAGCACTAATGCTCCAGATGACGAAGAATTAACTCTTTCGTTTGGCATACAAAATGGTGCTGCTGCTGCAAAAACTTTGACTGTCGATTACATCGGTGCAAGCAAAGAACGTACTGCTGCCACAGAACTGTAAGGAGTAACACATGGCTGATACAGTAACAAGTCAGACAATACAAGATGGTGAGCGAATTGCCGTGCTTAAATTCACTAACGAGAGTGATGGCACAGGCGAAGCGGCTGTAAAAAAAGTAGATGTTTCGGCCTTGACTACTAATAGTCGAGGCGAAGCATGTACTTCTGTATCTATAGCTAGAATATATTGGGCATGTCGAGGCATGGGTGTTGATATTGAATTTGACGCCACCACCAACGTACTAGCAACCACTTTACCAGCTGATAGCACTGGCGATGAATACTATGATTTATTTTCTGGTATTCCGAACAATGCTGGCAGTGGGGTAACTGGTGATATAGATTTCACAACCATAGGCCATAGCAATGGCGATGCTTACTCCATCATTTTGGTTTTGAACAAAAACTTTTAAGTGTGGCTGACACAAGTGATGTAAAAAGACTCCCTAGCGGTAGATTATCTTATCGTGGGGAGACTTTTTCTGGCTACAATCAACAAAAAAGAACGCCTGGCAAAAATAAAAAATTTGCTGTGTTAGCAAAAAAAGGCGACCAAGTTAAGATTGTTAGATATGGCGATCCAAACTTGTCAATCAAAAAAGACCAACCGAAAAGACGCAAATCATTTCGAGCTAGACATGGCTGTGACGCTGTGGAAAAAAAGAAAGATGTTTTTGCTGCTTCTTATTGGTCTTGTAAAAACTGGTAAATTATTATGGCAAAACAAAAAATTAAAAAAGTTATCAAAGGGTTAGAAAAAGCTAGTAAAACCCATGCTAGTCAAGCTAAAACTTTGAAATCAATAGGAATGAAAGAGGGTGGTAGTGTGCCATCTAACGTAGCAAACCCAGCTTTATATAAAAAAGCGAAAGCCAAAGCTAAGGCTAAATTTGACGTGTTTCCAAGTGCTTATGCTTCTGGTTACATGGTTCAAGAATACAAACGCATGGGCGGTAAATATAAAGGCAAGAAGAAAGCCGAAGGCGGAGAAGTTAAAAAAGATTTAAAACCAATACCAGCTGGCAATAAAGGCCTAAAAAAACTACCTACTAAGGTAAGAAACAAAATGGGTTTTATGAAAAGCGGTGGTGCAGTCATGGTTCAAGCTCGTGGTTGTGGTGCTATCATGCCCGGTAAACAAAAAATGACAAAAGTACCTAGATCTTAATGGTTAAAAAAAGAGACCCAAAAGTAGGCACAGGAAAAAAACCCAAAGGTAGCGGGCGTCGTTTATATACTGATGAAAACCCAAAAGATACTGTCAGTATCAAATTCGCTACGATGACAGATGCAAAAAACACTGTAGCTAAAGTTAAAAGAATAAAAAAACCTTTTGCTCGTAAGATACAAATACTAACGGTAGGCGAACAAAGAGCTAAAGTTATGGGCAAAAACAGAATAGCAAGTATTTTCAAGCAAGGTAAAGAAAGTATTAGAAATCAGAGGAAGGCTTAATGTCTTTAAAAACTTGGTTTGGTAAAGGTCCCAAAGGTGATTGGGTAGACATTGGTGCACCCAAAAAAGATGGTAAGTTTCAAGCTTGTGGACGTAAATCCTCCAAAGGCTCAAAAAGAAAATATCCTAAATGTGTGCCGAGATCACAAGCTCGGAACATGTCAAAAGGTCAAATAGCTTCTGCTGTCAAAAGAAAAAGATCAAAAAAACAAGGCGTTGGCGGTAAACCAACTAATGTTAAAACTTTTGCAGCAAAAGGTGGTATTATTAAAACCAAACCTAATATGGGTTTATACGGAAGGAGTTAATTATGAAAGGTCGTAAATATATGGCAAGAGGTGGCGCTATGAAGGGCACGAAAGGCATGGCTAAAGGTGGTGCTATGAAAGGCACTAAAGGCATGGCTAAAGGCGGAGCAATGAAAGGCACTAAAGGTATGGCAAAGGGTGGTGCTATGAAAGGCACAAAGTACATGGCTATGGGTGGTGCAGCTCGTGCTGAAATGAAAGCTAATCCTGGCATGAGTAATATGCCTAAATCAGTTATGTCAGCTTTAATGGGCGAAGGTACTAGAGCTCAAGGTCAAACACCTATGTTAAAAAAAGCAAAAGGTATGGCTAAAGGCGGTTCTATGAAACGAACCAAAGGTATGGCAAAAGGTGGTCGCGGACTGTACGGTAAATAAATAAACTAATTAAATATTGTGGCATATTTAATCTCAAACATACCTCAGTTTAAGTGTTGGGTGCGTAAAGAATTTACTGCTAACCATCAAAAATATCATGGCGAGTATCTACACGCCTTAGTTTTTGCAGTGAACACTTTGCCAGACAGATCGCTTTCCTTCCAAGTGGTCTTTACTGGTTGCGAAACAGATTTTGAAGACTATCCAGATGAAAACATACACGGTGGTGCTATGTGGGCTAGGATGCCCATACAAGCTCTTATAGCCGATATTCCCTTAGCAGAGTGGCCAGAACCTATGGAAGACCATTTAGCACAACCATGGGACTGTTTGAGCCATCATCACTCGGTTATAACCATGGATAGGGTAAGTAGCTCGCCTTGGATTTGCAAAATTGGTGGTGAGTTTTACACGGGTAAGTACTTATTTACGGTGGATTACACCGAACACTCTATTGCTGACGATCCCGCTCAACATAAACAATCACATGTGTTATATTTAACTGACGCTGGCGAGTTTACGGGAAACTTTGTCGCTTTACCTAACAATAGAGTTAGAGCAACAAATCCTGCATTGTGGCGAGTTGGCGAAGGCGCACCAGACTTTATGCCTTCGCAATGGACTCACTCAGCAGAACAACATGAGAGCTATATGGATCCCGAAATAACTTTCAACAATCTATACGCTCAAGAGGACAAAGATGGCAACGAGTAGTAGTAAAAATTTTGAACCAGACGTAGCAGAGTATATTGAAGAAGCTTTTGAGCGTTGTGGTATTGAGTTACGCACCGGGTATGATTTAAAAAGCGCTACTAGAAGTCTTAACATCATGCTTGCCGAGTGGGCAAATAGAGGCTTGAATCAATGGACTATTGCACAAAAATCAGTTGCTATGGTCAAAGACACCGCTACTTACAATATTGATAGCACCAATGCGACAGCTCCGATAGATGTCTTAGATGTATTTATTAGAGAAACAGAAGGGAGCGACACTACCGACATACCAATGACTAGATTAAGCCGAGCTGAATATTCACACATCACTACCAAGACTAGCACTGGGAAACCAAATCAATTTTTTATCAACAAACAATTAACGCCTACTATAACGGTTTGGCCTACGCCAGACGTATCTAGCACTTATACAGTATTTATGAATGTCTTGACTAGAATGGATGATGCTGATGCTGCCACAAATACTTTGGAGATACCTTTTAGGTTCTACCCTTGTCTTACTGCTGGGTTGGCTTATTACTTGTCTATGAAAAGAAATCCACAGCTAACTGCTCAGTTAAAAGCTATCTACGATGAAGAGTTTGATAGAGCGCTTTCACAAGACGAAGACCGAGCTTCTTACAAAGTTTCACCTGATTTAAGGAGTTACAATAATATCTAATGGCTTTTGCATCTAATAAAAATGCTTATGGAATCTGTGACATCACTGGATTTCGTTACAAATTAAAAGACATGAAAAAAACATGGGACGGTTTATTAGTAGGTCCAGATCAATGGGATGCTAAACACCCACAACTTATGCCAAAACCCGCTGTAGTCGATGCTCAAGCTATCAAAGATGCAAGAGTAGAGGCAAAAGACGATAACACTAAATTTTTGGTTTATACCAATATAGGCGATGGCAAACTAGGCTCTGTGCTAACTACCTTTAGTGTTGGTACAAATTTAGGTACAGTAACAGTAACAACGACATGAGTTTTACCTTAGCAACATTAAAAACAGCAGTGCAAGATTACTTGCAAGTTAGTGAAACCACTTTCACTAATCAGTTACCAACTTTTATAAAAGAATCAGAAGATAGGATTTTTAGTATGGTGCAGCTACCAGATCAGAGAAAAAACGTCTCTGGCACACT